ATCAAAAAATAAAACCTTGTTTGGATATCAAGCAAGAGCTTTGGATAAGAATTCAAAGCTTCGTTATATCACAAACATTCTTGATAACAGATATCAAAAATTATTTGGACTTGATCGTATAGATTATGGTAAACGTATATTCGTTACCGAAGGACCATTTGATTCTATGTTTTTAGAAAATTCATTAGCTATGTGTGGAGCTGATGTCTCCCTAGACAAAGACATTTATCCTAATAGAGTATTTGTTTTTGACAATGAACCAAGGAATTTTGAAATTGTTAAGCGTTATCAAAAAGCAATTGATTCTGGTGAATCTGTTGTAATATGGCCCTCTGAGATTATTGAAAAAGATCTTAATGAAATGTTTTTAGCAAATCGTGATGTTAACAAAGTAATTCAATGCAACATTTATGATGGTTTGGAAGCCAAAGTCAAATTGTACCAATGGAAGAAAGTATGAGTAACGGAACAAAAGTAGTAAAACGAAATGGTGCTCTAGAGCCTTTGAATCTAGAAAAACTTCATATTATGGTAGAAGAAGCGTGCAGCGGTCTTGCTGGCGTTTCTGCATCTCAAGTTGAAATGCAATCAGGTATCCAATTTTATGATGGTATTACCACTGCAGAGATTCAGGAGATTCTGATTCGTTCTGCATCCGATCTGATTGATCTTGAGACCCCAAATTATCAATTTGTTGCGGCTAGACTTCTTTTGTTTTCTATTCGGAAGTCTATCTATGGAAAAATGAAAGATTTACCAAATCTTTCTAAACAAGTAATGGCTGGTGTTGATAGTGGAATTTACGATCCTGATTTAATTAAAAAGTATAACATCACAGAGTTTCATGAACTTGATCGTTATATTGATCATGATCGTGATTTTCTGTTTACATATGCTGGATTAAGGCAAGTTGTTGACAAATATTTGGTGCAAGATAGGAGTTCTGGTAAAGTCTATGAAACTCCTCAATTCATGTACATGTTGATTGCAATGGTGCTTTTTGCTGAGTATCCAAAAGAAAAACGTCTTTCATATGTCAAGAGGTATTATGACGCAATCTCAAAGCACAAAATCAACATTCCAACACCTATCATGGCAGGAGTTAGGACTCCGCTTAGACAGTTTGCTAGCTGTGTCCTTGTTGATAGCGATGACACCCTCGATAGTATCTTTAGCAGTGATATGGCTATTGGCAGATACGTTGCACAAAGGGCGGGAATCGGTATCAACGCAGGTCGAATCCGTGGCATCAACAGTAAAATCAGAGGCGGAGAAGTGCAGCACACAGGTGTTGTTCCATTCCTCAAGAAGTTTGAAGCGACTGTCCGATGCTGTACTCAAAATGGCATTAGAGGTGGATCAGCTACGGTTCACTTCCCCATTTGGCACAAAGAAATAGAAGATATTATTGTACTCAAGAACAATAAAGGAACCGAAGATAATAGGGTTCGTAAACTAGATTATTCAATTCAAATTAGTAAGTTATTCTATGAAAGGTTTATTCAGGACGGTGAAATCACGTTATTCTCTCCACATGATGTACCTGGATTATATGATAGCTTTGGATTCCTTGAGTTTGATGATCTCTATGTACAATATGAAAAAGATTTGACCATTCCGAAAAAGACTGTTAAAGCGCAAGAACTCATTCTTGATCTCCTCAAAGAACGTGCTGAAACAGGTCGTATCTATATTATGAATATTGACCATTGTAATTCACACTCTTCATTTAAAGATAAAGTGAACATGAGTAATCTATGTCAGGAGATCACTCTACCTACAGATCCTATCCAACATATTGATGGTGATGGTGAGATTGCACTTTGTATTCTTTCTGCTATTAATGTTGGTAAAGTAAAGTCTGATGAAGAGTTGGAAGAGCTTTGTGATCTTTCTGTTCGTGGTCTGGATGAATTGATTGACTATCAAAAGTATCCTGTAAAGGCTGCAGAAGTGTCCACAAGGGCTCGCAGATCGCTTGGAATCGGTTATATTGGTTTGGCACATTACTTGGCTAAGCTTGGCTTTAACTATAACTCTCAAGAAGCATGGGATGCCGTACACAGTCTTTCAGAGTCTTTCCAATATTATTTGCTTAAAGCTTCTAATCAACTTGCCAAAGAAAAGGGTGTTTGTGAATACTTTAATAGAACGAAGTATTCTGATGGTCTTCTTCCAATCGATACTTACAAAGCAGATGTAGACGAAATTTCATCCATTAAATATCAACATGATTGGGAAACTCTACGTGCCGAAATTCAGGCATATGGATTACGAAATTCAACACTGTCCGCACAAATGCCTTCGGAGAGCAGTTCCGTTGTGTCAAATGCAACAAATGGAATTGAGCCTCCTAGAGGCTACCTGTCCGTTAAAAAGTCAAAGAAAGGGCCTCTTAAGCAGATTGTCCCACAATATCAGACTCTCAAAAGTAACTACACTCTTCTTTGGGATATGCCTGACAACACTGGTTATATTAATGTTGTTGCTGTAATGCAAAAATTCTTTGACCAGGCAATTAGTGGTAACTGGAGCTATAATCCAGAACACTATCCTGACAATGAAGTGCCAGTTTCCGTTATGGCTAAAGACTTCTTAACCACTTATAAGTATGGATGGAAGACTTCTTACTATCAGAATACTTATGATCATAAGACTGATGAAGTGAAGGAAGAAACCAAATTAAATGATCTGATCCAAGAACTACTAGAAACAGGAGACGAAGATTGTGAAAGCTGCAAAATTTGATTTCAAAGAAACCTCGATTCCAACCCAGTTAATAGAGGGAATGACTGTATTTAATACCAATACTGTTGATCTTAAAAAACAACCTATGTTTTTTGGACAACCTCTTGGTGTTCAGAGGTATGATACTTATAAGTATCCTGTCTTTGAAAAACTTACGCAACAACAACTTGGTTATTTTTGGAGACCTGAAGAGGTCTCTCTTCAAAAAGATCGTGCAGATTATGCTCAACTTCGTCCAGAACAAAGACATATTTTTACTTCTAATTTAAAGTATCAGATTCTTCTTGATTCCGTTCAAGGACGCGGCCCTGGAATGGCGTTTGTTCCTTATTGTTCTCTTCCTGAACTTGAGGCATGTATGACTGCCTGGGAGTTTATGGAAATGATTCACTCTCGTTCATACACTTACATTATTAAGAATGTTTACTCAGATCCCACTGAAGTTTTTGACTCAATTCTAAATAACGAAAAAATTATTGAGCGGGCATCATCAGTAACAACTGCGTATGATGATTTCATTAATTCTGCACAAGAGTATGGAACTTCTACTGCATGGAAGTTTGCACAAGAAGGTGCAGGTTACGCTAGAGAAGAACGTTTAGAACTTAAGAGGAAACTTTACAGAGCTATTGCAAATGTCAACATTCTTGAAGGTATCAGGTTTTATGTCTCGTTCGCTTGCAGCTTTGCGTTTGGTGAACTCAAGCTTATGGAAGGATCCGCTAAAATTATCTCTCTCATCGCAAGAGACGAAAATCAACACCTTGTCATTACTCAAAACATCCTCAATAAGTGGCGTGAAGGAGACGATCCAGAGATGCTTCAAATCGTCAAAGAAGAAGAAGATTGGGTAAAGAATGCCTTTGAATTATGTGTTAATGAAGAAAAGGCATGGGCAGAGTATCTATTTAAAGATGGTTCTATGATTGGTCTCAACGATAAACTTCTCAACAATTATGTTGAGTGGATCGCAAATCGTCGTATGAAAGCAATAGGTATTAAGCCATTGTATGATATTTCTGCTAAGAACAATCCTCTTCCTTGGACTGAGCATTGGATTTCATCTAAAGGTCTTCAAGTTGCTCCACAAGAAACCGAAGTTGAGTCTTATGTGATCGGTGGAATTAAGCAAGATCTTAAAAAAGATACTTTTGCTGAATTTAAACTGTAACAAAAGTTACAAAAATGTTGATATAAATAACAACACGTTCATTCGCTATTTGTGAATAGCGAACGGAAGTAAGCCGACTCGGAACGGAACGTTCATCTATGGAAGCACTCATTCTAACTTGTATACAAGCACAATTAATTGTTGGGAGAGTTCATAAAACGGATATTCCCAAGCAAGCCAAGAATGATCTAGTTTGGGAGATCAAACAAATCTCACCAAAAACTTGCCCCATAGACGCAAAAGCCGACTGAAGGAACGCTCTTTAACCTGAACAACTAAGGAGAAACCTAATGTCGAAAGTCGTATACCGTGGCGTTGAATACGATACCGAAAAGCGTATCGCTTATCAACAGCAAATGCAACAACAACCCCAACAATACAATGAGACCTACCGTGGGGTCAAATTTGTAAAAGAGGGGATCAAGGGATGACAGCAACCTATCGTGGTGTGAAGTATAATACTCACATTCCGAAACTAGAATATCGTAAGTGGTATTCAGAAACACATGCTCCATCTCATCCACCAAATAAGTATCGTGGTATTTCCTATCGTCCATGTAACAATTGGAACTGGGAGGAAAAGCAATGAAAAAACTTAACTTCCTACAATTGATTAAGGAACAAAAGCAAAAAGAGGAGCGTCGTTATCAAGCACAACTAGCACAACTAGTGGGAGCAAAATAATGATACAAACTATCATATCTCTAACTGCTGTAGCAGCTCTAGGAACAATCTTACTTTCAACCTACATTCAGTGGTTGTATAAGTATTAAGTTATACTAAAAAGATACAAATGTTAGTGAATAAACACAAAGTATGCTAGATAGTATATCCTATGGAGTAGAAAGATGATCTGAAACTTTTTATTATGATATTCTTTGTGCTCGGAGGTTATTATGCACAACTTAATCTCTTACAATCAATTAGCTGGATGGGAACACTTTGAAGAAACTGTAGATCGATGTAATGAACAAAACGACTTGGTTAATGATTATTTTAATTGTTTAATTGAGTGTGATCATGAAAAACAAACTTGTAAAAAAATTTGTAGGGAATTGTTAACCAAGTCATAAGTAAACGGGGGGCTGACTACCCCTCTTTTTTAATATATACTTTATCTTATAAAATTATGAATGAAACCACAGTCATGTAAAGCTAAAGGTAGAAACCTTCAGAAGTGGGTTAGAGAACAACTTATAGAACAACTTGATATTCATCCTGAAGATATTGAATCTCGTAGCATGGGTGCTAGTGGAGAAGATTTGATCATGGCAAGAGCTGCTAGACAAAAGTTTCCCTTTAGTGTAGAATGTAAAAATGCTGAGAGGTTAAACGTATGGGAAGCATATGAGCAAGCTTCTGCAAACTGTGGTACATATGAACCAATTGTGGTTATGAAAAAAAATCACAAGAAACCTTTGGTAGTCATTGATGCTGAAACCTTTATTAAATTAGTTGGAAGGATTGACACAACCGAATTTTCGTGATAAACTAACCAAGTCCGCATAGAAGCAATGTCCTCTTCCGATGTTCAGCAAGCCAACCTTAAAAAGGTGGTACAGAGTAGCATTCAATATGCTATTGACAGAATTTTAGAACTATATGATTGTAATAAAATTCAAGATGCTGAAGCATTGTCTAGAGAATTTGATGTTTGGTTTGAAGAAGACTATGGTGATTACTACATCATGTTCATGGTAGTTGAGGAATAAATAAACCAATATCATTTCTATGTGACAATTAGAGCCGTGGGGTCTGCCCTCTGAGAAGAGGGAAGTGCGCTTTCCCTATACGGATGTAGAGTTCAATTAAACTAAATGCAACAATTCCTTACAGTAGCCATGCCCCTTCTGGCAACGGTTACAACCAATGTGGCAACACTGCCCCTGTTTCCTCCTCTGACGACGCCTCCAGCGCCGTTTTCTATTATTAAGGAGTTTGAAACACTGACAGCGACCAAAGAGGTTGCTCCGCCTGAAAAGCCAAAAGAGAAAAGGCTAATTTGTAAAGGGTGTAATGACAATGAGAATGCTACCCTGGTATACTTCCAGGATCGTGGTATAAAAGACAGAAACGCCCTTGCTACCATCATGGGCAACATTAGGCAAGAATCCACTTTCGTGCCTAACATTTGTGAGGGTGGTAGCAGAACCAGTTACGGTAACTGCTGGCGCGGTTACGGTCTGATTCAATGGACATCTGCCAACAGATATTATGGATTGGGTGATTTTGCTAAGAGGTATGGTGGTTCACCATCATCCCTTGACACGCAACTTCGTTATCTAACAAATGAGGTTCAGTGGTTGGATATTGAGGAGAAGATGAAAACTCCTGGCAAATCAATTAACCGCTACATGGACTATGCGTATAGTTGGATTGGTTGGGGCATTCATGGTGCTCGCACTTCGTATGCTCATGATTATGCTTCCAAACTGATCACGGTAGAAGTTTGATACAATAGAATAGTTGGGGGGGCTTGACATAAGCTCCCCTTCATACTATAATACTTTTATGTTTCAGTAGCTCAGTCGGATAGAGCATCTGCCTTCTAAGCAGTTGGTCGGGGGTTCAAGTCCCTCCTGAAACGCCTCATTACTTTATTAATTAATTAATTATGGCTAAATCAAAAGTTCTTAATACTTCTTACGACCTTAGTTATTCTTGTCGTAACGAAAATCATGATACCATTCGTGATATTCGCATTAATTTTGAAAATCCTGATGAAGAATTTCTAATGGAAAATCTTAACACCTGGCTTCGTGCTATTGGTTCTTCCCTGACAGTATCTTGATGCCCTAAGGGGCTTTTCTGCGGACATGGTGTAGAGGTAACATCTGAGCCTTCCAAGCTCCAGTCACGGGTTCGATCCCCGTTGTCCGCTCTGTCCCTTATGGGACTTGTAAACTTAAAATGGGTTGAACAAACTTATGAAACAATACATTGCTCTTGCTGCACTTCCTTTAATGGCAGCACCTGCTATGGCAGCTCCTTATGTAGAGTCGAAAACTACTGGTGATATGGTCGATGGTGACTACACTGGTGCTCAAACTGAACTTCGTATCGGTTATGAGCAAAAGCTGAATGGGGGAGTAACTCTGTTTGGTGAAATTGGTCCTGGTTACGAATGGCGTACTGGTGAAGACGGTCAAGCTGTTGCCGTTGGTGAAGTTGGTGCCACCTTCCCTGTGGGTGAAAGTGTTGCCATTGAAGCCAAAGTTGCTGGTGAGTATGGTGCTCAAACCGAAGTGTTTGGTCTCGGTGGTGAACTGAAGGTTCGTTATACTTTCTAATAGTTGACAGATCTCCCTTGTAGGGTGTATAATTGCTATATACCCTATAAGGGTTCTTGCCCGAATGGTGTAATTGGTAGCCACGCATGACTTAGGATCATGTTCCGTAAGGAGTGGAGGTTCAAGTCCTCTTTCGGGCACCTAATGGGGGTTCAAATGTCTCTTATCTCACAAATAGATCGCCAAATGGCTATCGAAGCATTAGAGTATTATGTTCAAAAATTGAAAGATGATAACTGTAATCAAGCAGCAATCAATTCCTTCCAGACCCTTCTTAACTGGATCGAACTGGAATATTTCAAACATGAAAATTAATCTGTGGTATTGCTCTCACATGAAACAGTGGAGATGGTCACTCACAGATGATCATCGACCAATTGTTCGTCAAGAATCTGGACAACAACCTTTCCTCCGTGATGCAATGAATGACATTGCAAATACAGTAGAATATATGATGGACACTAAACAGTCCTGATTTTCATTCCCAAGTAGCTCAGCGGCAGAGCTATCGGCTGTTAACCGATTGGTCGCAGGTTCAAATCCTGCCTTGGGAGTTGCTACTTGCGCTGGAAAGATAAACCAGAATGCCGTAGCAAAAAGGCACTGTACTGATTCATGCTTTACAGTGTAACAGGGTGGCATTGTCACCCTCCTGGGAGATTGGCGCAGTGGTAGCGCAGCTGCTTTACACGCAGACGGTCGTTGGTTCAAATCCGACATTTCCCATTTGTTACATATATACTTTACTGAGTATAGTATGTAACATGTTAAAGATCAGATGTAAAGTATGTAATAAAGAATTAGAAAGTCATCCATCACAAACTAAGTGCTGTGGATGTCCAAACATGACTTCTATCTGTGGTGAAAAAATTAGTGCTGTAAATTTATCTGATGTGATAATTGTTAATCAGCACGAAAGAAGTAATAAAGGTTATTTAAAACCAGAAGATCTTGCATATCAAGAAGCAAGACGCCAACGCAAAGTAAAGCGTTTGGATTTTGAAGTTCGTTAAGGACTTTTTTGGAGAGTCAATCCGATTGGCGACGGAACCTGTCTTGAAAACAGTTGAGGTGTTAAAGCCCTTGGGCGTTCGACTCGCCCACTCTCCGTTTTAATATTTACTTAATGTAAGTTACGATTTACTAACAGAAGTTGACATTTTTTTGTTGAAAACTATTATATAGGTATGTACGAAACATCCTAATGGATCAACACACTTATGAGAATTGGCTTAAAATAAAAGCCACTTTTGAAGCCTCTGGTAATACAAATAATATGTTCTATAAAAGAGCATGTGAAATTGCTAAAACTAGAAGAGATCCTCTGGCAAAACTTCTTGGAGACGAGAAATGATGCACCCGTATGATGACGATTATGTAAGTCGTTTTGAAGTTCAGGAGATGATTGATGCTGCTATACGAAGGCACAATAGGAATGCTTCCATTATTTCTATGTGCGTTGGTTGGCTGGTTCTTGCTTTATTTGCTGAAGGATTGCTAAGACTTATTGGAGTTATTCCACCAGTACTACCATGGCTCAACATTACCCTGAAATAATAGGTATAGTACTACTGTTGGTATTTGCTGCCACGATGTTCTATCAAGGCACTTGTATTATGCGTGGTCAACGTGGATATTCTTTGAGAGATTATCTCAAACAAGATAGCACAAACATGCGAAAAAGAGTAGAAGAATTACTTAAGGATAAATGACAATAACAGAAGAAGACCTAAAAGAATTACACGAGAAAGTTTTAGAACAAAAGATGATAGAACTTTTTGAAGAACCATCTACCTACGAAGACGATGACTATGGAGTGGCAGGAACTTATTGAGTTTCTAGGAAAACAAATTTTAATTTTTATTGTATTTGTGTGTGGTGTTATTATAGGCTACATGTATGGACAAAAAGATGCAGGAGGTTTATGAAATCATTTAACCAATTCATTTTAAATATTACAGTCGCAATCATAGATTTTATCTATCGTGGATTACCAATACAAAGATTTTGGGTGCTTGAGACGATTGCTCGGGCACCCTATTTTGCTTTTTTAAGTGTGCTACATCTTAGAGAAAGTTTAGGATTAAGAACAGAAGCACACTACTTTCTAATGAAAGAACACTTTGCACAGACAATCAATGAAACCGAACACCTTATCGAAATGGAGTCGCGTGGCGGAAGCGACCGCTGGTTTGATCGCTTTTTCGCTTATCATTTGGTTCTCATCTATTATTGGATTCTGGTGGTTTATTATTCTATTGCTCCCGTTTCTGCTTATCACTTGAACGCAGGCATTGAATATCACGCAACAGAGACTTACTTAAACTATCTCTGGGACCACCAGGAGGACACCAAGATCGCAGAGATTGCGGTTGATGAGATGAACCACTATGTTGAGTTAAACAGAGCCATGGCTATGATATGAATGATAAACAAAAACTTATCGCACTTATAGCACTATCAGAACAAACATTTGAGGAGAATTATTATGCTTGGTATCGCGTTATCTTTCGTCGCAATCCCTTTCGTTTTATCAACACTTTACTTCGGAACACGAGGAGGATACTATGACTCCGACGATTACAAGGGGAATGGAACCGCACATTAAGGAGAGGTATCAATTTGCTGCCTCTTCCTTTGTTAGAATGTGGGGTCACAGTTCATTAAACGATCATAAGATTATAGATTTTTGCCTTGAGTGGGCACAGAGAGAAGAAAATGCCCCGTTAGATAGTTTTATTCTAGATCAATATTTTTACTACGAATTTAAAACTTGGAGGGGATACTAATGTTCCATCTCATAGAAGCACTAGCAGGTAGTCCAGTTTGGTTAGGTCTTTGCGGGGCAGGCTTGACCATTGCCCCCATCATAGGTATAATGATTACACACCAAAATAAATAACGGTGGTGACGGGGTGTAGGTCAGCTTGGTAGACCGCCTGCTTTGGGAGCAGGATGTCGCAGGTTCAAATCCT